CGATTGTCAGGGAAGTATTTGGTGATGACCGCAGCAACAACCTCTTTGTCAAAAGTGATGCTTTCGGTTTCCAAAATCTTGCAAACACGTTGAAAGAATTGTGCAGCCATCTTGGCTTTAGAACCATTGGCTTTAAAATCAATAACAGTACAACGAGAATGTAGTGGATCAATGATCCTGTTTTTAAAGTTACAGGTAAAAATAAAGGAACAATTAGATGCGAATTCTTCAATTGCAGCACGAAGAATTGCCTGTGCATTAACAGTCAAGTAATCAGCTTCATCGAGAATAATTACTTTGCGACCACCAGTCAAAGACATTGATGATGCATAGTTTTTGATTTTGTTACGAACGGCATCAACACCGTTTTCATCTGAACCGTTGATGATAATATAATCACAGTCAACTTCATTACACAATGCTCGTGCCACGGTTGTTTTACCGACGCCAGCTGAACCGCACAATAATAGATTGGGAATCTCTTTGCGGTCAACAAATTCCTGAAAGGTTTTTTTCAGGTTATCATTGAGAATACATTCTTCAATAGTTTGGGGACGATACTTCTCCACCCACAAAATGTGATCGATCATTCAAAAACTCCATAATAAAAAACATAATTATATCAGATTTTACGCCAAGTGTCATTCTCTTTGACGTAAAGTTTACCATCAGGACCAGGCACAATGTTTACCTGAACATGTTTTTCTGTGCCTGGTTTATAGTTTGGTCCAAAACCAATCACATACATGTTCGTTCCAAGATATTGCATTGGTGGTAATTCCTCACCATATGTTGCAGTTAATTGCAACACAGGTTTCTTTTCAAGTTGTGCTTCCAATTCTTTGGTTGGAAGTTCATCTTGTTTGTAGACGATTCGTTCCTTAACTTCTTTGTAAGCAGATACGCCTGCAACCACTAGGCCTGCAAGGCCTAGGGTCTTGGCAAAGGTTCTACGTCCTACCAGGTCTGTCATTTGATATCCTGCATGGATTCAAATAAGGCCTCAAACTCTTTTGATTCAGCAACTTCTGTTTGGAAAGAATTGTTGAATTGTGTTTTTGCCATGCGTTTGACGATTTTCTTAGGAACTTTCAATTCGTCAGTTGCGGCATCAATAATATCCTTAATGGCTTCATTGTTGGCTTTGTTTCTATTCATGTGTAGAACAACTTCATCAATGTAACCTTTAAGTTTTTTCAATTGTTCATCATCAAATGAACCAAATAATGTATTCACTTTAGTCATTTCAATTCTCCATTCACTCTACCAACAACACTCAAAAAGTCCTCAACCACAGCCAAGGTACCAGAAGGAATGTTAATGATAGTTTTACCTGCAAGTTCAGTACCTTCCGGTCCAACAAACACGGCAATAATGTGGTCAGGATTTACTGCCACGCTTTTGTTGTTGATGGCATCAGTAAAATATAATAACATATTAACCGCCAAACTTAGAGTCTTTGGCTTCGATTGCAATAAAGTACTGCATATCACCGGCCTCATTTTTGAATGAAGAAAGACCAGCGGATGAAATCTCGACATTATATGTGTCAGAAACCATCTTAAAGTTTTCGGTCAAGAATACTGCTTTGAAAATTTTATCATCAGTTGCATCACCAATTTCTGTGGTGTTGGTGTGTGCAGAATCATCTTTTGAATTGAATACACTAACATAAACTTTATTGCCATCGGATTCAAAAGCAATGTTTGGTGATTGTAGAACAGATGCATTTTTCAATGCTTGTGCCAAATCATCTTGTGATAGTTTAAAAGAAGCATCAACAGTAGGAAGTTTCAACTCTTTATCCGGAGGAGAAACAATCATATGTTTAGGTGTAGTTCTATACTTGGTCTTAGAACGACCAGATTTAAAGATAACATCATTACCAGAAAAATCTAGTTCAGTATCTTTGCTCAATGAATGAACAGATAGAAACTGATTCAAATCATAGATACAAAAATCTTGTGGAAATTCATCCTTGAGTGTGGCTTTTGCCAACACGGTCTTGGTGGATGAGATTGTGGAAATTTTATTTCCTTGTTTGAATTCAATACCGGAATTAATGCCGGCAAAGTTCTTCAATACACTTAGCGTTTCATTTGATAGTTTCATTCACATCTCCATTATTTAAAGAATATATTATATCATGTTCATACAAAAACATCAAGCAGCACATCGCATGAGCTAGGTGATGTAGACCGGATTCCGGGTCAATGTTCTCACCCATTTTCCATGCCCACAAATGTCTTTGTAGTGCATCATAGTACCTGCGTTTAGAATCAGGTACTTTTTTCCAATTGTCTCGTTCATATTTCTGAGCACCAAAAGTCAAAACTTTAACAGTTTCTTGTAGTGCATATGGTGGCAACAAACCATATTCTAATTTATTGCCATCAAATTTACGGCCACCAGTAGTGGCTGTTTGTGATGCTTTGACGGGATCTAGTGGAAATCCAGGACGTTCATGGTCAAATTCATCATAGATGGGCATTACATTTCTCCAACATAATTTGCCACAGCAGGCATATCACCTTTGAAGTGGAAGGTTCCGATATGATCTGTTCTCATCCATGGACACAACCAAATAGAACCACCGGCTTTGCGCCAGAGTTGACAGAACATATAATCTTCTGACAAATAACGATCTGTACCTCCACCTGTTGCTGAATCCACCGTATCGATGATTGTATCAAAGAACGCATGAATGTAACGTGAACCATCAAAATGTGCCTGACCCACGTGATCGGGACGATAACGAAGTTGTGGATACTTTTCTTCCATAATTGGGAAAACTTCTCGCTTCACCAACATAAATCCTGTACCAATTTCTAAAACTTCAAGCGGATCTGTAACTGAAAACTTTGCAGTACCTTTTACAGGGTTAAACACATAATCGCCTGTTAGTTTTTCCAAAACACCAACATCAATATCGGGATTCTTTTCAATTGCTTTTTTAACTGAACGCCACTTGATTGCTTTCTTTGGATACGGACCACCAATAACATCTTTGTCCAAAGCTAAAAGAGCAATTACATCTTTGGGATCAAAATGAATATCAGAGTCAATAAACAATAAGTGTGTACAATCAGAACGATTCAAGAATTCATCAACAAGATAATTTCTTGCTCTTGTAATTAAAGATTCATTGAAAAGAAATGAAAATTTAACTTTCACACCATACTGCATACACAAAGCTTGTAGGTCTAAACAAGCCTTTGCATACAAGCCGTGATTCATGCCGCCATACATGGGTGTGGCCACGAAAATACTTTTTTGAGATAATTCTTCTTTTGAGATTTTAATTTCCATGTTCTCTCCAAAACAAAAAAAGGGAGAGCCAGTTATGGCGTCTCCCTAAAGCCTAAAGATTAGGCGCTGAAGCTGTAACCAGCCTTGATAGCAGCACGAACCATAGCTTTGGTTGGTGTGCCTAGGCGATAAACACTAACTTTGCTGCCGTCAGCACGGCGCTTGGTGTTTGTGTAGATGCAATGTCCATCTTGACGCAATTCGTCAATACGTGCGGCAACATTCTGGATGCCAAAGCGAGCACGAGCTTGTGCTACGGACAATGTGTTATATCCTTGTTTCTTGCTCAAGAAATTAAGGATGCGGGTCTTAGCGGATGCTTTCATATCAAACTCCTAATGATAAGTTAATAAAGTAACCTTGCGTTTGCAAGTAAATGTATTATACTATTATATAGTACACATGTCAAGCAATTATCGACCAACTTGTGGTAGGTATTTTGCTTTGGTTTCTTCCCATGACATGAAGATAAGATCATCGTAGAATAGAGATTCATACGACACATTGTTCTTTTTCTTCAACATGGAAATACGGCCTTTGGCATATTTTGTTTTCCAAATATTTGCCAAAGTTTCTTCACTGGTATCGAAAGACTTTACCAGTTGATCTGCCGTAATCTCTTTGCGTAAAAATTCGCATGTGTTGTTATACAGAGGCGAAAAATAAATGCCACGTTGGTGGGCACATTTTACCAAATCTTTTGGTATCTTCATCTTGCCATATGCAAA